GTGCATGTGTCACTTTGTACCACCATGGAGAAAATGGTATTACTCGGTCTGCGTGGGAGTATGCGCTGCTACAGCGGCGGGCAACTTCCTCGAACAGGCTCACGGTCTTCGTCTACGTAATGACTTGGCCCCGGCATCTGGTATTCCACCGCTCGCAAGCAATGGAGATAGCAGACCCGACGAAGCCGCACCATTACGTGCTGCCCTTTTCCAATCCCCCCCTCACCTGGGCAGCAAAACCGTGCGAGGCGCTTGTTATTACACGTGCGCTACTCACAAACCGAGGCTGACGCGTCTCGCGTCTTACAACGCTCAACACCCCAGCATGCAAAATCATCGCGCTGTGCGGTGAATTATCCCCCTGCCGTCCCTGCTAAGCTCGTCGATGGACCACGTCTTGGATAGTAAACGCCTGGCTCAGGGCTTTTCTCCGTCGCTCGTCCACCGGGTCGGCGCCTCGCAGTACCCGGAACGCCGGGCCTCGGTACCGTAGTCATTCGCAAGGGTCCCTACCCAACCGTACGCCGTTGCCAGCGCACGACCAGGGTTGACACGCAGCCTGTACAGACTTGCCGCATGCCCTGGGGAGAGTGCTTAACCGTCGAGGAACGGTGCACCCGGGGACCTCGTAGCGCAGGACGCTGTGGGTGGCCAAACCCAACTCGGGGACTAAATCCGAGCTCCTACCGGCCTTCACCTCAGGCATGGACCCAACATGCCAGCAGGCTTCCACCACAACCGGGGGGTCCGGTGCGGCTAAAGAATAAGCCTTTTCAGCTGCCCCTCATCAGCTGCCGTCCGGGTCAGGCGGGCCAGGAAATTTCGCCTCTGGATCTGGGACGGTCCTCTCGCCCGGTGCCGTTGTCTTGCACCGAACCACCCTTCTAATTAGAGCGTCTACTCTCGTCATGCATGTGCGCTAGCGTGAGGACTACGGGGCCTTGCCCCGCCACGCCTCCGGCAACGACTCCTTGAAGCCGTTGAAATCCGTGACGTTGTCGAAGTCCCACGCGTACATCGAGAAGCGGTCCAACTCACTACTCGTGCAGCCGTACCCCAATGCCAGGAGGTTGTCCATCTCTTCGCTCGGCGTGACGTCACCGTTGAGCGCTTCGACTTCCTCCACCACCTCACCGGTGGTATGGCCCTGTTCCCCGAACACTCTCATCGACATGTCGTTCTCCTCGAAGTCTTTCTTCCCAGTGAGTTCGAGTCCATACTGGAGGTATTTCTTGGATACCGTAGGCAAGATGCCGGCAAAGTCCCTCGCCCTAGAAATGGCGGTGGCACCGGCCAGCTTCTTCACGGTTTTGAGGTCGCCTTTGGCCGCGGCGTCTCTCACTGACACGGAGCAGCTGATGCCCGCGCCCTTGAGCGCTCGCGGAAGTTCTGGGCAAATGAGGGGGACGCTCTCCTTGACACCATCCACAATCTCTGTGTTGGTGCACAACTG